ATTTATTGGCATACCACATCTAGTAGGATCTGAATTTTGATTATCATCTGCTCCATAATATCTCCATTCTGCACTATAGTCTATAATATCTTTATAAATAATACCACACTTTGAATTGGTACACGTTAGAAATCCTTCCTCTGTAAACCATAATGAACATTTACAAACATCACATTCTTCACGCTGTCCCTCCTTTCTATATACACATTCGATTTGTTGGTCGTTTTTAAATTCATCATCGAACTGATTCCACAAATCTTTTAAGGGTGTATGGCTTTTTAACTTTTTAGTTTGAGTCTTTGGTTGAGACTTGTTCCTATCCATATGTGCTATACTTTAATATATAATAAATTTTATCAATTTTATTTTAAATTAATTAATTAATTAATTAATGATGTTTCATATATAAAAAATTATAATGTATTTATATATGGGAAATAGTCAATCAACCGGACAATTATTATCTGATACAGGAAAAAAAGATTTATTAGAAAAAATAGGAGATATTGCTGGTAATTATGCATCTTCCTTAAATTTCGAAGAAATGACTAATTTATTTGATGATAGTTATTGTAGTCAAATTGAAATTTTAACACAAGATATTTTAGATAAAAATTTAAACACAGTTCAAATAGAATATCTTGCACAACATCATCAAAAGGGGGTAGATGTAGATTTTACAAAAGTTCAAGATACAACATATGTTAAACATGCTACCAATCTTAAAAAAAATCAAAAAACTAGAAAAAATCGTTTATGTGCTGGTTTAGCAAAATATTTTGTTAAAGTTTTGAAAATATATGCAGCAATTTCAAAAACATTAAACCCTACATATTCTGAAAGTTCAGGAGAAAAGGTTGATATTTTTGGATTTCATAATATAAATCCTGAAACATATCGTGTAAATCAAGATTCAACACATTTAAATATGAAATTTCATAAATTAGAAAATATTTGTGATTTGAGAATTGAAATATTAAAAAGATTATTTGATGAAAAATTAATGGGTAATCTAGAACAACCTGTACAAGAACAACCTGCACAAGAACAACCTGCGCAAGAACAACCTGCACAAGAACAACCCGCACAAGAACAACCCACACAAGAACAACCCACACAAGAACAACCCGCACAAGAACAACCTGTACAAGTTCAAAAAGAAGATAATATTCCTAAAGAAGTAAATGATTTTAAACCCGTTCAACGAGGAGGTAAAGAACCCGCATTTTGTAGTTATAATGGCAAAAATTTAAATGAAGAACATGGAATTGTACAATTAGAAGATTTATTCAAAGATAAATACAATTTTACTACTAAAATGTATGAAATGTCCCCTCAATCTGAAGGTGAATATAAAACTGTTATCACAAATATGTATAAAGCATTCTCTAATACAAACGAAACACCAGGTGAAGAAATTAAAACATTTGCTGATATTAAATTAGAAGATTATACAACAGACGCATTATGTACCACACAAGTAAAAGATACAGACATTAAGTTCGGACCTGAAAATGATGCTGTTTTCAAAAAATATGCTAATCATTTAAATGAAACTATATCTAAAACATTTTCTAAATACGATTTATTACTTGTAATTTTAAAGGAAATATTTGATTTTACTATTAATGAAAAAACAAAAAAAACTACTGTTAGATTGAAAAAAAACATAAGTGAAACTAAAATTAATGAACTATTTAGTAAAACACGAGAGATTATTACTCAATTATATATTGATTGCCAGACTGATTTTGTAAAGGGTATTAATATTTATAAATCAATTGTGTATTCAAAATTACTTGAAAGAAATAAACTACGTGAAATGAATTTAAAAAAAGATATGCAAAAGTTAATTTAATTTCTATTTATAATACATAATGGGAGCTGGACTCAGAAGATCATTTATCGGTGGTGGAGCAGGTTTAAGACGCTCAAAGAGTGGAGGAAAGCGTCGTACTCGCAGTGTAAAGACACGTAAGGCAAAGACACGTAAGGCAAAGAAGAGTGGCAAGAAATCTAGAAAGATTTCATCTCGTCGCCGTAATCGTACTAGAAAACACTAAATAATTATAAAATTAATTCAATATTTATAATTATTTACTTTTGAAATTTACTCAACAACTCATTATTATATATGGAACCAGTTGGTTTATAAGCCTTTATGGACTTAAAGTCTTTTCCTTTATCTGATTTTTTATCATTCTTAGGTGTAAATATAATATTATTAGGATCTTTACTTTCAATATCATCACCATCACTTGTTCCTAAAACATCACCATAACCATCAACAGCAACACCTGTCTTTTTCTTTATTTCTGTACGAATATATCCAGGTACCCAATGTTTCCAAGAAATAAATATTGTATTTGGATGTACATATTTTACCATAAATCCATTATCTTGTAATTTATCTAACACAAAAGCTATGCATGCAGCTTGATCATAGTTCGGAACTCCCAAAATTGTTTCCGGTACTAAAAACCATAAAAATTGAGTATCATTTTTTTGTCTAGACGCATTTTTAATTTTCATATGAATACGTTTTAATATTTTTTTATAGTTTTCAAGTTTGTTTAAATCACTTTGTTTCTTTTTTTCATATAAATCGTCTAAATTCAATTTATCACCAAATTCTTCTATTTCTTTATTTAACTCAAAAATAGATGACATTATTAATGTATTTGTGTTAGAAAAAAAAAGTTAAAATCTTTTTTATTAATATGAATATTGAACATATTGTATTTAGTGGTGGCGGTCCAATCGGTTTATCTCAATCATCATCTATAAATTATTTATTAAAAGAAAACTACGTTGATATTGATAAAATAAAAACAGTATATGGTGTATCAATTGGTTTTATTAATGCATTATGTGTTGCATTAAAATATGATTTTCAGGATATAATAAATTATCAAATACATAGACCATGGGAAAAAATATTCAATATAAAACCATCCACAGCTATATTTAATATTTATACAAAAAAAGGTATATTTGATACTGATTTATGGGAAAAATGTTTATCACCTTTATTACTTGCGAAAAATTTTACTATTGATGTTACATTTCAAGAATTATTTGATAGTACAAATATAGAACTTCATGGTATAACAACTGATCTTAATGAATTAAAAACTGTTGATATTAGTTATAAAACACATCCTAATTTAAAAATTGTAGATGCAGTACATATGTCATGCGCACTTCCTTTTTTATTTAAACCTGCGTTTGGAGATAATACTTTATATTTGGATGGTGGTACAACTAATAATTTTCCATTAGATTTATGTATTGAGAATAGTAATATAGAAAATACTGATACTATATTAGCATTCAAAAATTTACATAATAGTAGTTTTACTACAATATTAAATGAAAATTCAGATATAACTGAAATATTTACTACTATAATTAGAAAATTAACAAATAAAATACACGATACAAATAAAAATACAGTTAAATATACAATTAATTTATATACACATGGAATAGATGTCTCAACTATGACATCTTTATTAGATAAAAATAATAGACAAATATTACTAGATAAGGGTGAGGAATATACTAGACTTTTTTTAGAATATCATTCTTTATTAAATAATGTTTGATTTATTTCAACATTGTATTTAAAAATAATTCAATTGTCTCCTTATCAGGTTTAGCATCCATATCTGCAATCTTTCCGTCATATTTTAACTTAATAGTAGGAAATCCTTCTACCTTATAATTATCCATTTTTTCAATAACAGCAGCATCTTTATCATCTGAACAATTTACATATTCAAAATAAATACCATAATCATTTACTCTTTTACCTGATGTACTTGCATCATATATTGATTTAATTTCATCAACATGTGGTTTTGCTGCTTTACAATGAGGACACCAATCCGCATAAAAATACATTAATGTTGCTTCCTTATATTCAGTTTCTTCTTTATCTCCACTTTTAAATTCTTTATTTGCAACAAAATCTGGATTTAATTTTGGCATAACGTGTGTTCTATATACCCATATGGTTAATAGTATAAAAAATACTATAATCCCTAAAATTACAACAACTCCCTTGTAATCTGATATCGCTTTAAGCAATGATGCAATTAAGTTCATTATATTATTTATGAATAAAATAATATATTGTCAAACGAATTAAAAATTTTAGCTATTATAATATAATGATTATTAGAAATTCAAATGGAAAAATAGAAACGATTAATAAATATGATTTTATTGATGATAATAAATATTATGAAAAGTTGTTAAAAATAATGAAACGATTTAAACATGAAAATAAAGAAAAATATAAACAGGAAAATACACAGAACAAGCTTCTATCCAAATTATAATTTAAAATTATATCTTTAGTATTAACTTATTTTATTGATATATTTTTTAATCTCCATATATTTTAAGATGAAAACATATAAAAATAAAAGGAAATCCAACAAAAAAACAAAAAAGGTGTATAATGATGAACATTATAAAAGTGGAGATGGTATGTTAACTAGTGTGTGGGGGCCTTCACTATGGCATTTTTTACATACTATGAGTTTCAATTATCCCATTAAACCTAATAAAGCACAAAAAATACATTATATGAATTTTATTAAATCATTAAAACATATTTTACCATGTAAATATTGTCGTATAAATTTGAAACAAAATTTTAAAACTGTTCCTGTTACTATGAAATGTATGGAAAGCAGACATACATTTTCAATCTATGTTTATAATTTACATGAAACTATTAATAAAATGTTAAATAAAGTTTCGGGGCTAACATATGAGGATGTTAAAGAACGATATGAACATTTTAGAGCAAGATGTAACAAAAAGAAGAATAAAACAAAAAAGAAATTATTTAAATTTAAGAAAACAAAAAAAAATCATCTTGGTTGTACTGAACCAATACATAAACACAAAAGCAAAGGTGTTATTAAAATTGTACCACAAAGTGATAAATGTGAGTCATTATTAATTGATAAAAAATGTGTAATGATTAAAAAATAGAAGTCAATAGAGAAATAGTATATTATTAATAGAATTATGTATGTTATAGTATAATTATATATATGTATATATTTATATATATATGATTCTATCATCTCTATATTTTTGTAATGAAGCATCTATATATGATATATCTAATAATCAAACTATTATTTTTGGACAACATCACTATAAATTTAATAAAGTAAAAATACAAAATATAGAAGACACCAAAATAATATTGGAGTTTTCTAAAAATTGTTGGAATGGATGGAAATCAACAACAAAATTTAAATTATTGATAACCGGTAAAATTACATTTATTGAAAATATTAAATTTTGTAATGGTAATAAAGTAATAGAAGCTAATAATGTAAATTTATCTTTCCCTTTTGAAAATCATAATTTGTCTATTAACATAAATTCAGCAATTATTAGTACTATGTGCAAACATTATAGTCATAGATTAGACGAATGGATCACTTATCACATAAAGTTAGGATTTTCAGCTATTATTGTATTTGATAATGATAAAAACTTAAAAAATATAATTAATGAAAAACAAGGTGCTAGAGACCAATCAACAAAAGATATTTGTGATAAATATAAAGATAAAGTATTATGTATAGAGTTCGAATATCCACCTTTAGGTAATGATAATTGGAATACCTTACAATTCTTGTCATTAAGTATAGGAGTAGCTGGATTTAAAAACTACTGTAAATATATTGCATTAATTGATCCTGATGAATTTATATATTTACCAAGAGAAAAAGACAATAACATAGAAGAATTCTTATCTGACTACAATATAAGTATTAAATTCAAAAGTAATATACTTACTAATAAAAGTTCATCAGACCGTATAGATAATAATGTTTTAAAAGTATGTAAATATGTAGGTATGGATAAATATCAAAAAGCAATAATATATACAAATGATCTAAAAGGTTATGAATTCTTCCTTACTCCACATCATTTTCATACAGAAATAGTACTAGAAAAAGATATTTTAATACATTATCATTGTTGGGTTAATGACAGAGAACAATGGAAACCTAATATGACATATTTTGACAAACTTGCATTATAATATATTTATTTACAATCATTGTCAACCATATCTTTTACTAATTCTAAAAAGCTAACCTTTGGTTCCCATCCTAGTTCAGTTCTAGCTTTTGTCGAATCACCTAATAATTCCTCTACTTCAGCTGGTCTAAAATATTTTTCTGATACAAATATTAATTCTCTACCCGTATTATCATCATAACCTATTTCATTTACACCTTCTCCTTTCCATTTTATATTAAAACCTTTAAGTTTAAATGATTCTTCCACAAATTCTCTTACCGAATGAAATTCATTTGTAGATAATACATAATCATCTGGTTTATCAGCCTGTAAAATTCTCCACATTCCTTCTACATAATCTTTAGCATGACCCCAGTCTCTCTTAGCGTCTAAATTTCCTAATACTATTTCATTCCTTTCTCCTTTTAATATCATATTTAAGCCTCTTGTTATTTTTCTAGTTACAAATGTTGGACCTCTTCTTGGAGACTCATGATTAAATAATATTCCGTTACCCGCGAACATATCATATGATTCTCTATAATTTTTCACTATCCAAAAACCATATAACTTTGCTACACCATATGGACTTCTAGGATAAAAAGGAGTGGTTTCTTTTTGTGGTACTTCTTGAACTTTTCCATATAATTCAGAAGTCGATGCTTGATAAAACCGTGTTATATCTTTTAAACCTGTTTTTAAAATAGCATCAACTATTCGTAATGTACCCAACCCATCTACATTACCCGTATATTCAGGAAGTTCAAAAGATACTTTAACATGACTCATCGCTGCTAAATTATAAACTTCTAATCTTTCTAAAGTATCATATCTTGATTTAATATCTAAAAGTATTCCTGTTATATTTGTAGAATCAGATAAATCTCCATATTTCAAAACTAAATCTTTATTTTCGTATAAATGATCTATTCTATGTGTGTTAATATCAGAAGACCTCCTGATTACACCCCAAACAATATATTTCTTTTCTAAAAGCAATTCTGCTAGATATGAACCATCTTGACCAGTTATTCCAGTTATTAATGCCACTTTCATAAGTATATAAATAGTAATATTAGTATTTATATATTTTTACAAATTACATTCCAAAACTACTAAAATTAGTAAGTACAGGTCTGGGCAAGTGATCCTTAGCACCACTAGAATAATTGGGTACCTTTTTACAACTGAATGATGGTTCAGGACATCTACCACATGGTGGGCAAGCAGGACACTTTTCTTCATCTAAATGTTTGTGTTCGGATATTTTATTATTTTCTAAAGCACCCATAGACCTCATATTTCCACCAACATTTTCTAAGGCAGTACTTCCTGCACCTTGAGTATTTCCTCCCATTTGCATATTTGCAGGAAGTTGTGTATTAGAAGCTTGTGTATTAGAAGCTTGTGTATTAGAAGCTGGTGTATTAGAAGATTGGGCGTTGGTATCACCATTATAAGTTGGTTGTCTCATAGTTTGTTCTAAAGTATCCAAACGTTCTGTTAATGAACTATGGTCATGACCATTTTGCTCGTTTTGTGGAATATTTACTCCATGGTCATTTCTTAAATGATCATCAATATTTGTTAAACCTTCAGGGCCACAATAACCTCCTAAAAGAGGACATAATGCCAAAGCAAACAATAAAATTAGTAATATGTGGAAATGTCTCAATTTCATAATATACATTATAAAGCGAAAAAATTTAAATAGATAAGATTAATTAGTATATGACTAATACACTTACAATATCTTACAAAAATGATAATAATATTTTTGAAATAGGAGTAGATGAAGCTGGTAGAGGACCATTATTGGGTAGAGTATATGCAGCTGCTGTTATTTTACCAAACGATAACTTTAATTTTTCGTTGTTAAAAGACAGTAAAAGGTTTACTTCTAAAAAGAAATTACTAGAAGCATATGATTATATTAAAGAAAATGCATTATATTATTCTGTTAATTATGCAGATGAAGAGGTTATTGATGAAATAAATATTTTACAGGCAACTATAAGAACGATGCATAAATCTATTAAGGATGTTATTAAAAAATCTAATAAAGATAACTATTTCCTATTAATTGATGGCAACTACTTTAGACCCGTAACATATGTTAATGAAGAATGTGAAATTACTCATATTAATTATGAAACAATTAAGGGTGGGGATGATTTATATTGTTCTATTGCTGCTGCGTCTATTCTTGCAAAAGTTGATAGAGATAAATATATAGATGAATTATGTGAGGAAAATCCATATTTAGTAGAAAATTATTCAATCAATACAAATAAAGGTTATGCTGCTAAAAAACATCGAGAAGGAATTGAACGTCATGGAATATCGCCTTTTCATAGAAAAACATATGGAATTTGTAAAAAATATTCTTAATATAATATATCAATATGGAATCATCCTCAGACGAAGAATTAAAAAAAATCTCTAATAATCAAAACAAAAAGATTTTAAAACGTACAAGGGACACAGACCAGCCTTCTAGTGATAGTAGTCAAGATACTAACATAAGACCAACTAATCCACATAGTCAAATGTTACGTAAACAAAGATTAAAAAAAAGAAGTAAATTAGCAGCAGGTGACGATGATAGTGAAGAGAGTGATAATACTGATATTAGTACTGAAGCTATTTCCCCAACAGCAAGAGCAAGTCTTAAACCTCCAACATTTTCTACTAGTAGTCCTAAACGAACTAATCATTCTAACGATAATAGCCCATCTTCTAGTACATTATCATCATTATCCGAGGATGGTTTTACAGGAGTATTTGGTAGTATGGGAATTAATAGTCCAAAAAAAGATAGTCCAAAGAAGAAAGGAGGTAAAACAAAGAAAAGGAAAACAAACAAGAGAAGGAAAACATTGAAGAAAAAGAAGAGAAAAACAAAGAGAAAAACAAAGAGAAAAACAAAGAGAAAAACAAAGAGAAAATATAGTAAAGGTTAAAACACAGTTATTAGTCAAAGTAGTTGCTACCTTCAGCAATATCATATAATTCCCTTAGTGGGACAACCCGATTTAAGAACGGTTTAATAACACCATTTGGTGCTTGAAAATTTTTGACAGGGGTGATAGTATACATCGTATCATCTCCATTATCAGTTTTGCTCTTTGATATAACAACAAATATGAAATTTATAGATTTTATCCAACCAACTATGTCATATAGTTCGAACAACATTTTATAGTATACCTATGTTTATAAATATATATCTAAATCCATTATATGTTTTATTCAAGAGTACAATAAATAATTTAATAATTAAAAATAATAATTTAATTATTAAATCTACTTTTTAATTTTAAGACGAGGTTTTTTTTGTTTTACTAACTCGCCTATAATCGCAATATATGTATCATTTAATTCAAATCTTGTTCCTATTACTCTTACATTTATATTATCACCCTCTCTTACTGATAAGAAATTAGTATCATTATAATGATGGTCTCTTGCTATAAATATAACCAACGGTGTATCTTCTCCATCAGATACGGTTGCACGTATTCCTGCCTTTGTTACATTATTTACTGTACATTCTACTAAATGTCCTTCAACAGGATTACATACATAGGCTTCATAAATAACTTTATATTTTATATTCCCTTCTACTAGTAAACCGTTTGAATATGTTGTTATTTTCAAACTATCACTTTTAACAAAACCATCTCCAGTGCATTTTCCTTCTAATTTAATAGCTAAATTTTTGGATATTTTTTCTTTTAAATTTTTACCAACAGATTTCAACGGTAAAGTGATATTTGTTTCACCAACAATCGGTATAAATATATCTCTTTTTTTACTGATTTCCTTTTTTTTCTTTTCGATTGCCCTTTCTTTCTTCTGTTCTTCTATTTGTTTTAATATTGCAGGAGGTGGTGGTGTCTCTGGTGTGGTAGATTCATCCATAGCCATTTCTTTCTTTTCATCCATTTCTTTCAATAATTCTATGGGTGTATCTGGTGTTGCAGGGGATGTTTGCCTCAAAGAAGGGGGTGTGTCATCTGGTGATTTTGGCCAATATTCTTTTACTTCTTTTTCATCATCCTCATCATCACTTGATTCATAATCGCCAGGTGGAGGTGGAGGTGGAGTTGATGTATCATCACTTTCTTTGGAATTTATATTTAATTTAATCTTTTTTGTTGCCATCTTACGTATATATTAATTAGGATATATTATTTATATTCATTTCAATTTTAAATATTAATATGTTATTATTTAAAATTATAATTTTATTCTTCTCTCTAGTTTGTTTAATATAGATTGTTCAGCATCTAAAAACCATTTTTTTCCTCCAACTTCCTCCATATTCATATATCTAAAAAGAAATTCTATAAAGTAACATGTATCAATTGGTATTTTTTTCATATTAATTCCTGTATAATTTTCAATTATAATATCTATATTTGAAACCATCTCATTTAATAATTTTAATTTATCAGTTTTAGTATATTGGTCACATCTTGCACCTGTTGTTCTTTCTTGTTTAGTATCTTTTATTTTGAATAACAACTCGTATTTTTCAAGTGATTTATTTTTAATATTCAATAAAACACCTATTTTATTCCCAAAATTATTTTTGAATTCATCTAAGCTAAATAAAAACTTATCTTTAATGTTGGTTAATAAATTATTAATTTCTCCCTGTTTTGCCTTTATAAAATATTTTTTATTTTTATTTGTTTTCATTAACAATATATCATATTTATTATCATTATATATCAAAAATCCAGATAATATACTATTTGCTATTTTTTTATTATCAAAATATGATTTTATTAATTTTTCTAATTCATGTGTTATGGTTTTTAAGTTAAAAATATATTCTAATAATTTTTGTTTTTCATTAAAAGATAAATTATCTAATATATGGTGTATTAATATGTATTTTATTTTTTCTGCATCAATTTCAAATACATCTAATAGTTCATTTAAAGCAAATGAATATGATGTATCATTATTTTTATAATCATAAACTCTAGTATATTCATTTACTATTTTTTCATATATAGTACCATTAGTTTCTAATTCATCTTCTTTATCTTCTTCATTCTGAATTTCTTTCATTATTTTTATGTCAGTATGTTTTACATCTATTGGTACTTCTCTATCAAACATACTTATTTGGCTATTTGTCAATTCTAATGGCTGAAACATATAATATTCATCAATATTAACTAATTTACCTAGTCGTTTATATTTATCTACAAATATTTCATTTCCATCACTTATAATTTCATCTAACGCATACAATATTTCTTCTAAACTATATTTAGTAATTGACATTATTTCAGAAATCAAATCATTCTTGGTATAAAAATATTTTGATAAAAACATTTTTTTAATTTTTTGTATTATTAAACTTGTATTTGAAGATATAAATTCTTCACTATATGTTGAATAGTTAATATCATCTACATCTCTTAATTCTTCTATATTATCCTTAAAAATATTGCTACATTTATATTCACAACTTTCTTTATAATCACACATAGAACTATATGGTTTATCGCCAATTTCTATAGATATAATTTTTCCATCATATAACATTTGACTTACTTTTAACCCATTCATATTTGAAAAAGAAAAGTTTGTTTGAGAAATATTTAATACGCAATCTACAGCAACTTCCTTTAAAACACGAGTTACATTACCAATTTTTACTGATTTCTTTTCTGCTAATCTGTACACATAAAGGTCTGCTGTTTCTCTTTCTTTATTTTTTCCGAGTGATCCATATAAATATATACTACAATTTCGGTTTTCAAATGATAAATACTTATGACTGCAAAATCTTATTCCTCTACCTATAATTTGTTCAAGTCTATTCATATTATACCAAGGATCTAATATATGCATATGGCGAATATTTGTAAAATCTAAACCCTCTGAACCTGTTCTTGTTATAATTACTACTTTTATATTCTCACCATCTTTATTTGGTTTATCTGTTATTACTTTAAAATCTTCTAGCCAATTTGAAGAAAGAGATTGTTTTCCTGTAATCATCATATAACTTGATGGGCTAAATTTTTTACCCTTCATCTCCTTTTCAGACTTACTTGTAATTGCATCAATTCTAGAAATTCTATTTCTTGTTCTATATTCATCATTAAATAAATTTTTACTTTCACCATACCTAACAAAACCCATTTCCTCCAAAGCTAATGCCATAGGTAATACACCTGCATCTATGTATTGTGAATATATTAAACATACTCCACTACTTGTTTTTATTTTATCACAAACAGATTTTATTTTACCACTATATTTCCCTATTTCACTTTCTGAAAATATTCTTCCATATTTTTCATATATTGATGATTTATACTCAAAATTTGTGATATATGGTGTTCCTGAATTTACTTCCTCAAATGTAAAAACATTTTTTAATCCTTTTGTTCCGATGCTATTTTTTACGTCCAACGTCTCAATATCCTCTATTTGCGGATAAGTAATATTTAATGCTTCAATTGGTTCTGTTAATTTTGTATAACCAAATGTATCCATATCATTTGTTTCAAAATCTTCCTCATCAGTTATTTCCATCGGTTCAATTATTTTATTATATAATTGTTCTTGATATTCACCCATATCGGATAAATATATATCAATATGTTCTATCTTATTTGTTAATCGTTTTCCATTAATTAATTGTGTTGGATAAATAAATTCAGAATTTTTTGTTGATCTTGTTATATCAAAATTCATCGGAAAAATTCTAAATGGAAAACTATATGGATTTTCTCCTCTAACATATGATATATATCCAGTTGATTTGTGAATTAACATTTTTTTACCTACTTCATCTCCTTCTTCATCTAATAAAAAATTTCCTTCGTCATCAAATATTTCATTTTTATATATTAATCCACGACCATCATTTACATTCATTAAATTCAATAACCAAATTATTTCCTTATAATTGTTATATAATGGGGTAGCAGATAATAAAAGCATTTTAAAATTCTCGGTATATGTTGCTATTTTAAATAAATTTCCTGCTATTTTTTTGAGTTTATTATCACTAGATAATCTTATATTATGAACTTCATCTATTATTAATAACCTATTATCAAATGTATTTTTTAATATTTTTTTTATTGCATTCTCTTTATTTTTCACTTTTGAGCTAAGTTGTATTTTTTTATCAATATAATTTGAAAATTGTGTATATCCCATAAATACATATCTTTTTTGTATTAAACTATTTATTGATTTAATTATTTCATCACGTGTTAAACCCTTATTATTTGTTGGGTTAATTTCCTTTAATATTTTTTCACCAGTACAATTATTTAAAGTAAATATTCCATTATTTTCGTTCAACTTATTTTCATCAAACAATTGTAATTTAAAATTTTTTTGAACATTTGGAGATGCTACTATTATAATTCGTTTATTATTATTCATTTGAACCATATATTTTCTCATTTGTTCTGATACACCTATTGCACTACATGTTTTTCCACTACCTAATCCATGATATAATAATAAACTATTATATGGTGTTTGAAATGAAATAAAATTTTTCACAAACTTCTGGTGTTGTGCAATTTCATAATCTTTAAAACATGTACTATCCGCTAGTTTTTTAAAATCATCAATTTTAGTTAAGATTTTAGTTTCTATCTTTGAATCATTAAATTCTTTTTTTGATGCAATCTTCAACGAAAAATTTGGATCATTTAAACTTGGATATAAATTATTATCTTTTTCTTCTTCTAATTTTGCTTTTTCTACTTTCTCATGATCTAAAATAAATTTATTTTTTTTTCTTTTCTCTGTTTTATGTTGAATTGTCTCCATAATATATAACTATATTTATAATTTAATATTGATAATATTATAAATATTGTTACGAAGAATAATAAAAAAGTGATCTATCTAATATATTATTTACTGTTGAAACTATACTTTTTTTCTCTTTATTGTAGGGACGAATACATTCTAAACTCTTTTTTGTATCAAACCAATCCATCTTAGATATTTCACTTTCCTGAAAAGTATCTAATTTTATATTTTTTGCATTATTCAATTTAGCTAAATAATAACGATGTTTATATATTTTATAATTTGACCCTGTAAAAATTTCCTCTAATGGTATTAAATTCTCAATTAATGATATTTCGTGTCGGGAATATCCTGTTTCTTCTTCAAACTCACGAAGGGCACAATCTAAGTCTTTTTCTTGATAATTCCTTCTACCTTTTGGAAATCCCCATTCTGGGTCGCTCCATTTAGTAGAACTATCATTTATTATTTTTCTTAAATCTATATCATCATACCCCATTTCACGATTACTTTTTATATATGTATAATACCGTTTTAATATTGTTTCATTTGGGTCTTTTTCTTCATTTTCGATTTCATTTAATACATCTTTTATTTTTTGTTTTTCATTTAAAGTCATCTCATTTACTAAATTTTGAATAAATGTTTTATTATATATTGGATATTTACCTCGTACTAAATCACTATAACCAAATGTTTCTTTTCTACGTACAAATAAATATTTTGGTTTATTATCTTCATATCTAAGTAATATTATACCGACACTGGTTATTGGTATTTTACAATCAGTTGACATATGTCCCTGTTTTCCGCAATTGTTACAATATAATATTTTACTCATCCTATATGTTTATTATAGATAATATTTATATTGTTTTTATGTATGAACCTAGATTCTAAAGTGTGGGGACCTCATTATTGGTTCGTACTCTATAGTATTGCTATTACATATCCCAATACACCTAATAATGTTACTAAAAAAAAATATTATGAATTTATTCAAAATTTACCATTATTTCTTCCACATGATGAAATTTCTAATTATTTTAGTAATATGATTAATAAATATCCTGTAACACCATATTTAGACTCAAGAGATAGTTTTACTAAATGGATCCATTTTATACATAATCGTATTAATGTTATTTTAAACAAACCCGAAATTACACTAAAAGAAGCATATCAAAATTATCATGATAGTTATAAACCTAAAATTCAAAAAAATATAGAAAATATTTTAATTAAAAAAAAATATATATATTCAGCATTATTTTTTTCATTAATTTCATTTACTATTTTACTTTACAACGAATAATATAATATAATTAATATATAACTATGAATTATATAAAAGGAGGTAAAGTTGTTGACTCGGGTGGTTACGGTTGCTTATTTGTACCACCTTTATTATGCAAAGGAGATAATACAAAAAAGAAAAATATTATTAGTAAATTAATGACAAAAAGACTTGCAAACAGAGAACATAAAATAATATAAATATACAAAAAAAATTATCTAGTATTCCTGATTGGAAACATTATTTCATTTTTTCAATTAAGTCTTGCATACCTAAAAAATTAACAAAGAAAGATTTAAAACAATTTAATAAAAAATGCAAAACTTTAACTAAAAAGAAATATACTAAGAAAACTATTAACTCTAAAATACAAGACCTTAAAATTTTACAATTTCCATACGGAGGAAAAACATTAGAAAATTATATTTACCTTCATATCGCAAATAATTTTAATTTATTTGTAGAATTAAATAATAATTTAATTAATTTATTAAAAAATGGTATTATTCCTATGAATAATAAAAATGTATTTCACTTTGATATTAAAGATACCAATATATTGGTTGGAGATACTAATAAATTGAAATTAATCGATTGGGGACTTAGTGATATTGTTACAAAAGAACTTCCTCAACATATATATAATAAATCAGTACAGTTCAATTATCCATTTACTAGTATTTTATTAAATACATCTTTTTTAAAAAAATTAATTGAATTCATGAAAAAAAACGAGAAAGAAAAAAATCTTGTTTTATTTATTAAAAACTATTATAATGATGAAATTTCTCTTTTATATGGAGATGGTCATTTTGAATACTTAAAAGAAGTTTTCTCTCATTTTACTTCTAATAAAAATCCTCATGATATCGTTTTTAAATTTTGTGCTAATTCTATTCTACAACATATGAAAAATGGAATTTTTGATCATAGAACATATTTTGAAAAAATCTTTATAAAAAATGTTGATATTTGGGGGTTTTTGTCAATTTATATGTCATTTTTATTAATAAAATCAAAAAATATTGACAAATTTAAAGAAAATATAGAAAAAATGCTTTTTAAACATCTTTTTAATAATTATACAACTATCGATATGGAGGATTTATATTTAGATTTACAAAAATTATATGAATAATATATATGAATAACACAGAACTAAATATTATCTATTTATTTACTATCATTATTGATATTTCATTTATTTACATTATACTATATCAAAAATTAAACACTTTTGATTATTCATATATTTTAGGTGTATTTTTTATGCATTTCTTGTTTTTTATAAGCTTATTTACACAAAATAGACCTTTAATTGACATTTGTCACTTGGCATTAATGATATCTCTTGGATTAGCTGTTGTAATTAAAAATAAATATTTACTTATTCTTCCATTTTTATTATTAATGATAATACCTATATTTTGGCAAATATTTGAAAAATGCATTTTAAATACAGAAGAACAAAATCAAGATAATTTTTTTTATGATACTTTTGGTATCACTTTAACACACGCTGTGTTTTTGTTAATTATTATTATTTCACTAAAACTGTTGAATATTATAAAATAAATTTATTGTATTATAGTATATGAAAATTGAAACTTTAATATTATTAGTAACTGGTTTCTTTGTTGCAAATACATATTACGAAGGAAAGCTGATCGAAAAAGGAAAATTATTTATTAATTCTTATAAAAAATATTATGAGATTACATTTTACTGTTTTTTAGGACTATGTTTTTACCTATTAATTCGTAAAAATCCATATCAAGGAAAAAATATGCTTATGCAAGCAAGTAATTTAGTTAAATTTGCACCTGTTGATAAAGATGCTATGTCTATATTAAATCCTATATTTAATTTAACTACTGGAGCACAAGCTTTATCAACTTTCGGTGTCAGTCCTCAAGAAAAAAGAATGTTACACTCAGGAGGTTCTGGTAAACGTTCTGTTAGTGAAACGAAAAAAAAATGGGTTGCATCTCAACAAAATTGGCATTGTGAAAATTGCAAAGCACAACTACAAGCACATTTTGAAGTTGATCATAAAATTAGACTTGACCAAGGTGGAAGTAACAACGTAGATAATTTAGTTGCTTTATGCAGAAATTGTCATGGTGAAAAAACATCAATTGAAAATCTTTAATTAAAATTATTTCTTCTGATTATTTATATAATGCAAAACTTTAAAGAAACTTATGACTCTTTAATTAATTATATAAATAATACTCTGGGACAACGAGGAGGTAGGTTATTACTTTCTATTGCATCAATATCTGTCTTGTTTTGGATATATTATAAATATTTTCCTGACAGAGATAACATCGATAGTTTGGGGTTTCTAGGAATTCCTGGTAAATATGTATATTATACTTATGCTAGTATTTCATTCATTACTGTTTTATATGGACTAGTTTTTATTTCTTCTCTCGGTCATCATGAAGGAAACATTAAAATTGAACCTGGTCCTACAAGTCAAGTTATTAAACTATTAGTTTTCCTTTTTTTATTTGGATTGTTCTTTTATATTATGTATGCACTTCATAATAATAGTGAATGGATTAATTTACAAAATTTATGGATAGTTTCCGTTATTATATTCGGTCTAGCATTAATTGCCGCTATATTTAAGGATGTTTTTAAAAAAGGAGGATTAACTGTTTCTGATGCAGATGATAGCTATATTTCTATTATTAAAAATTTAATTTTTTATATTCCATGTTTAATTGTTGATATTATTGATACTATTCAAAAAGAATACAACTTGACTCCAAAAACTAGTTATATACTACTTATTATTGAAACTATTATTATTTTACTTTATTTTAATGGAGAATTTTTAGCAAATTCCTTTATTGGAGTAGTTACTCATAATGCAAAAACTTTAGTTAATGAACCATTACGATTAAATAATAGTAGTATTATTGGTACTTATCCCACCATAAATCCTAAAAAAACATTTGAAATTGATGAAGGAGAACAAGATTACGATTATGCATTATCTTCCTGGGTATATATTAATCCACAATATGGGACAGATGGTTATAAAACTATACTTGATTATGGAAATAAACCGATTATTGAATATAAAGGACAGAATAATTCTTTAAGAATCAAAATTAAATCTGGAGCATCACAAGAACAGATCGTATTTGAAACAACTGATTTTAAACTGCAAAAATGGAATAATTTCGTTATAAATGTTTATGCCAATCAAGTCGATATTCACTTAAATAACGAATTAATTGTATCTGAAAAATATGATGTATCTACATGGAATTTACATCAATCTATTAAAGTTGGTAATGATAATGGATTAGAAGGAGCTATATGCAACGTTAATTATTATAACGACCCACTATCTAAATTTACAATTTCATTAATTTATAATATGTTTAAGGATAAAAACCCCCCTGTAATATAAAATTATCTTATAATATAATATACGATGGACTCTACCTCAATATTTATTGTTATCTTAGTGCTTGTTATACTATTTATTGTTGTTAAATACGTTTTTAACTCATCTGGTACTTCAGGTTTAGAAGAAGCTACAACTGAAACAACCATTAAATCAGGTGATTTAGAACAAAACAGTTCTGTTAATAGTGCATATAGTTTATGGTTTTATATTAAAGACTGGAATGAAAATTATGGTAGTACTAAAGTCTTAATGAAGCGACAAGATGGAAGCGGTGATGGATTAAAAGTTAGTTTAGGAACTTACGAAAATAAAATGGATATTGATATTGATTATTTTGATCCTATGTCTTCTGGTAAATTAACACATACATGTACTGTTTATAATGTACCAATACAAACATGGAATTCTATGGTAATTAGCATAGAACAAAAATCTCTTGATATTTACTTAAACGGTAAATTAGCTAAGAGTTGTTTAGTACCAGGAGTACCATATGTTGATGGTGCATCCGATATTGTTATTACACCCGGTCCTTCTACACAACAATTTTCTGGTTTTACTGCCTCTTTCAAATACTATACTTATCCTATTGATCCTGAAAAGGCATGGAGTATTTATAGAGGTGGCTATAGTGGTGATTATGGAATTGGCCAATACTTTAGTAAATATAATGTTAGATTCTCATTACTACAAAATAATGTAGAAGAAGGAAGTTTCACTATTTAATTAAATTTTATATATATTTATTTTATAATTATTTATATATACATGAGTGATAATTATGCAAATACAAATTTTAATTTACAAGGCGCTACTACTGATTTCTTAAGTTCTAATTCTATGATTTCTAATGTAGCATTTTTAGTATTAATTGTTTTCGCCTTCATTTTAATTTTAAATTTTGCTATTCAAATTATTTATAGTTTTTTCAGACCATCTAAAACTCCACATTTAATCGATGGAATGATTGAAGCAAATCAAATGATGATTATAAAACAAGACCCAGGAGAAGGAGGTACTACTATTTTAAGATCTAAAAATGAAGACGGAGGAATTGAATTTACATGGTCTATATGGTTATATATTGATGAAACTGATACATATGATACTACACAATATAAACATATTTTCCATAAAGGTGATGATAGTCTAATGACTGACGGTAGTAACTTTCCCAGTAACGCTCCTGGATTATATTTAAAACCTAAAGACCTTCAAGATTTACAGCATGTATTACTTGTCAAAATGAATACATTTAATCAGCTTGAAGAAGAAGTTGAAATTAAGAATATTCCTAATAGAAAATGGGTTAATGTTATTATTACATGCAGAAATCATCATTTAGACGTATATATTAATGGTTCTGTTGCTAAACGATATATTCTTAATGGTGTACCAAAACAAAATTATGGTGATGTTTTTGTTGCTATGAATGGTGGATTTAATGGTAAAATTTCTAATTTGTGGTACTATAACTATGCTATTGGTACTAAAGAAGTTAATGATATTAACGGTGCAGGCGCTAATACTAATGTAGCAAGTACATCTTCTATCAATAATGCTACTGTTCCAAAATATACTCCTTTAAGTTATTATTTTTCGGGAGATGCTAATTCGGCTTAATAAATTCAAATTTATATTATTTAATTTATACTTATATAATATGAATAACGATGATACTGATACTGATACTAATAATAATGATACTGAATCACCGAATTTTATAAATCCATTTGACATTAATACAGCATTAGTTGTTGACTCTCCCGAACCTCAGCCTGAACCTGAACCTGAACCTGAACCTCAACCTGAACCTGAACCTCAACCTCAACCTGAACCTCAACCTGAACCTCAACCTGAACCTCAACCTGAACCTGAACCTGAACCTGAACCTGAACCTGCTCCTGAGCCCGAACCAGCTCCTGAACCTCAACCTGAACCTGAACCTGCTCCTGAGCCCGAACCAGCTCCTGAACCTCAACCTGAACCTGAACCTGAAACTGAAGCTGAACCTGAACCCGAACCTGAACCTGAACCCGAAGCTTCAGAAATCGATAGAATTAGAATTATAAATATAACAGACATTAATGCAATTGACTATGTTGATATTAGAAAAGCTATTGATAAATGGCAAACTATTATTACCAAAGTACCACTTGATCTTGTTCTGGGTATATATTTTTTCTTCGAAGTTATGGATGGTCATATATTAGGAGGAGCATCATTATATTCTTGCTTTGATACAATTAGAAATATACAAGTTAATTTTAGTGAAGTTAATGCTAGACAAGGTGAATTTTATATGGGAAGTTTAATACCAACTACTGCTATTATTACTATGAATAGTACCCGTATTGATTATTTAAGAAGTCAAGTATATGAAGACGGAAATAATGCATTTTATTACACAATTTTACATGAAATGGGTCATGCTTTGGGTATCGGCGGAATATGGACAGCACTAAATAACCAGGTATTAGCATATCAAGTTTATTCTGACTCATATTATTATGCTCTGAATTGGACACCTGATAATAAGGATACTCCATACAATAATGCACTAAGGGAATACAAAAATTACTATGGACAACATTTAAAATTTTTACCTGTTGAAGATGACGGAGGTTCAGGAACAGAACAAGTTCATCCAGAAGAAGGTAGAGAAGAACACGCATCTACTAATACTAGAGGTGTCGGGGGTATTACATATCCTGGTTTAGATCAAGAATTAATGACTGGTTGGATGGATAATAAAAAATGGGGAGGTATGTTAAATTATACATTACCTATTAGTAGAGTTACTATTGGGTTTTTAGAAGATTTGGGTTATTCTGTTAATTATAATAATGCAGACGAATATGACCCATTTTATCAAAATAGAGAACCCGAACCCGAACCTGAACCCGAACCTGAGCCTCAACCCGAACCTGAACCTCAGCCTGAGCCAGAACCCGAACCTGAACCAGAACCTGAACCTGAACCCGAACCTGAACCCGAACCAGAACCTGAACCCGAACCTCAACCAGAACCTGAACCTGAACCTGAATCAAATACCTTTTCAGGACAAAATGAAATTGCTCAATGGACAGTTACCAATTATGATATGGATACGTATGTATTAGGTCAAATCGATGAACAAACATTTCAAAATGCATTTGATAAAGTTTCAGGCTATATCCGAGGTGATAATCTTTTACCTGGATTTAATTTAATTGATTTTACTGTTACATTTGAAATTTTTGATCCAACAGACGCTGATTTATTTGCAAAGTCTCAGTTATTGAATGCTTATGATAATGGTGATGGTCTTTTTGTTGCTGCTATTGGTACTATAGATATGAATTGTACAAAACTTGCTACTACTTATGATTATTCAAACATACTTCTTAGAGAAATTTTAAATATCATGACTTTTAAAACACTATGGGGTAAGCCATTACAAAATTATTTTATTTTTCAAGGAGCGTCATATTATTATGTTGCTAATTATGGTCTTATAGAATATAATAAATACTTTGGTGTTGAACATCCATTTTTACCTAATGAATTTTCAGGAATACTTATGAATATAGTTTCAGGAAGATTTATAGAAATTGATACCGTAATTGGTAATGTAGGTAATAACCAAATTACTTATTATGGGTTGGGTGATGAAATCAGTTCGCACACTCGAGAAACTCCAATTGAAACACATTTACCTGTCAGTAGAATTACTATTGGTATGTTGCATGACCTTAGTTATAATGTTAATTATTTAAATGCCGACGATTTTAATGGTTATACTGCATTTGAATTAGGAGAACCACAACCAGAACCCGAACCTCAACCTGAGCCTGAACCTGAACCCGAACCTGAGCCTGAACCGGAACCCGAAGCTGAACCCGAACCTGAACCTGAGCCCGAAGCACCACCTCAACCTGAGCCCGAGCCTGAACCTGAACCTGAGCCCGAACCCGAAGGAGAACCCGAACCATTATTTTTTAGGGGAGTTGAAATAAATGACCCATGTGATTACTACGCCGTACCTAATCCATATGACCCTAGCAAATATAGTAGATATACAACAAATTGTTCTGACTATGATGTACATAGTTCCAAAAAATTAGATGAAAGACGCAAAGTTCAAATATTAGAACACAGTCAAAATTCAAATAAAATGACAAAAGCTCAAAATTTTTCATTTTTATCAAGAGGTCGGTCATATAACACGAAAAGAACATTTGCAAAACAAACTGGACTTGTTACTGATCCTAATACACAGAATTTACCTTCTGTTGGTGATGCTGCTTTACAATGTGAAGGTGCAATACAAGAGAAATGTGTACCTACTGTGAATTCCGATATTCCTGGAAAAACTGAAATTATTTGCAAAGACGATAATGTTCCGTTAATAAGACATAATTATAAACCAACATATGGAACTGGTTAATTTTTGAGTAATAAATAATAATATAATTTATTTATTTATATTATTATATGAGCGAACATATGGCTGAATGGGGAATGACTTCTATTCACGACAAACATCATGATATTACCTTACATTTTGGCATGAAAATACCTAATAAAAATCCAGAAAATAATAATCCAGAAAATAATAATCCAGAAAATAAACAACTTATTAAACCAAATTTAGAAATTACTAACAACAAAGTGAAAAAAAATATCAAAAAATAATTTATATATAAAAAAAAAAGTTTATATATAATATTAATCTATGGATAACTAGGAGGTGCAGGATGTACTTCTGTTGAAACTATTCTTTCAGGAGTTGTTGCAGTATGATGTCTTAGATTAGGGTTTACACATACATCATGTGATGGAAATATATCTCCAGATTCACATTCGCCAGCATTTGATGCAGGAATACATGTTCTATTTCCTCTATCAGTTCCTACGTAACAAAAATTTTGAGCTCCTTGTTTTTTAGGTCTGCTCATCGATGCACCTTGAACGCTTGATGATTCTCTTGTATTTGAAGAACTATTCTTTTTATTTTGAACTGGGGGTACTTCATCAGGATCAAAATTTACACCTGTTCCTTCACCAATATCTTCAACTACATCTATTGCACTTTTTATTGTTCCTGCTGCAATATCTACACTTGCTTTTGTTCCTTCTGCTGATATATCTACAACTTGTTTTGATGTTTCTGTTATTGTAAAACCAAAAACACTAACAATTCTCTGTAACAAAGGTTTTACTACTCCTCCTACCTCTTCTACAGCATTTCCTAAATATAAAAGAATATTAAACCCTAATAAAGCAATTAAAACTACTACTCCTACTATTTTCCATGTTGTATTTGTTGCAAAAAATCCTTCATTTGGTGACGATAAACTACCCATAGAACTTGTTGTTGATAATTCTGCTGGTAAAGTATTCATATTATACTATATACATAATAATATATTAATTATTTTCATCGTATTTATTTTTATTTTTACCTAAACACATATTAAAATTGCTTCATAATATCTAGTTTTTCTATTGTTTTTTCTATATTGCTTTTTGATACATTATTATTAAATAAATAATCTGTTGCAGGGGCTACTTCATTTTTTTTGATTTCTTTATATATTAAACTTATTTTTGTCTTTACCTGTTTTACTACCTTTTTATCAGTTATTGCAGGAATTTTAAAATTTACTATTTCTGTTAATACACTTATTGCATAAAATATTACAAATTTTCTTTTTGATACAATTCCATTCGTATATCTTAAACAAAAAATACTTAATAAACTATTTATTAATGTTTGATATAATTTATTATTATTCTTCACATAATGTAATATTAAATCCCATATTATCCATACTACGTCCATTTGATCTTTTTCATTTACTGGTATTTGCTCTCGTCTATCAACCTTACATTTCATTTTTTTAGATTTACATAATTTTTCATATTCTAGTATCCATTCTATCCAATAATAACACCTCATTATATCTTTTGAATGAATATTATATGATAATTCATTTATTGCAGGAAATAATTCTCTTGGATCTTCGCGTCTAAATATGTGTTCAGCATATGTTGCATCAGGAGCTCTAAATCTCTCCGTCATTTTTGTTATCTCAAATTCATCATGTTTCAATTTTGGTATTTTTTCTAAGCATGGTTTTCTATTGGATAAACACAATATTGCAGATACCTCTGAAAATATTTCTCTCATTCTATCATTATTTCGTAATCGCAATTCTTGACCAACATATCCACTTTCCATTAAACTTTTAAAATCTTGTATCCTCTTATCTAAATATATTGATAATTTAGGATTTGCTAAATGAATATATTTCCCTAAAAAATTTATTAATACATTCCACAAGTCTATATAGTGTCCAGAACATACTAATTCTGCACTCCAATAACAAGCTGGCTCTACTTTATTATTCATCAAACTATTTAGCAATTCTTTAGTAACATCACTTTTTTTAAAACCAGAAAAACTTATTGATTTGAAGTCTTTTTCTGTTCTAACATCATTTATTTCTAATTCCGACATTAAACTTAATCTACATAAAAAAAATCACAATAATACATATAAGACAATGAACTTATGCTCAAAATTCAATAAATTATCTTTATTATTGAGGATACTTATATTAATTATATCTACTATCATTATTTTGAAAATTTATCAAAACTTAACAGATGATACAATTGAAGGGTTTTCACAAGATAAAAAATTTGTTGTTTATGAAAAAATTAATGACATTTTCGACTATTTTTATGTAGATATATATGACCAACTATTGTCTTCTATTAAAAAAACAGAGTTCGAAATTGAAACCACATTTTACGCTACAAATCCTACTAAAAAATCATATGTTTTAGATGTTGGATCAGGTACTGGATTTCATGTTGATGCATTTAGAGATAATCAAATTAAGGCTATCGGTATAGATAAATCACCCGCAATGGTTGATTACGCAAAGAAAAAATATCCACATTCTCAATATTTAGTAGCTGATGCTACAAATGGAGTCACATTTAATGACCTGACATTTACACATATTACATGCTATTACTTTACTATTTATTATATGCAAGATAAAAGGGCATTTTTTAATAATTGTTTTAACTGGTTAAAGCCAAAGGGTTATTTAGTATTACATCTCGTAAATAAAAATAAATTTGACCCTATTCTTCCACCTGCTAATCCATTACATTTAATTAGTCCACAGAAATACGCCACAGAACGTATTACTCAATCATTTATTAATTTTAACAATTTTGATTATAAATCACAATTTAAATTAGAAGATAATAATGATAATGCTTATTTTGAAGAAACATTTAAATATAAAGATGGAAATATTAGGAAAAACAAACATAAATTATTTATGACATCGCAAAAAGAAATACTTAGTACAGCTAAAGATGTTGGATTCTCATATCTTACAAAAGTAAATATGGTTAATTGTGGATACGAATATCAGTATTTAGTTTTTCTACAGAAAAAATGATATCTTATAAAAATAATGACATATATTGTAATTTCATTATTTTTGATTATTTTGATGTATCTTATTACCTACGCATATATTAAAATTACTTATAAATTTTGGGCATACCAACCCGTATTCCATGTATATAATTTATATTATTGGTTATTTCCCCCAGGTATTATAGAACACTTACCACCTGAAAAAAATAAATTTGTTAATCTTACCAATATTATTACTGTTTCTGATTTTGATGATAAACATTATACTGATGCTGTATCTATTTTACAAAATCATTTTCTTAAAAAGAAAAAAGTTCATTTCACTCCAGATATTAATAATTTTAAACCTTATTATATTGGTAATTTTGACAAATCATTCTTCACTATTTATGAAAAAACTGAATATTTAAACGATAAAGATACTATTGTTGAAGATAAAAAAAATATCGGTTTCCTTTCGTCTAGACCATTACACGTTTTTATTGATGGACATATTATGAATGTTAATTACGTTGATTGGCTATGTGTAAAAAAAGAATATAGAAAAGAAGGTATTGCTCCACAACTTATTCAAACACACGTATATAATACTAGACGTTTAAACCAAAATATTGATGTTTATATTTTTAAACGAGAAGCTGACCTAACTGGTATTGTTCCTATTACTATTTATTATAATTATATGTTTGATATCTTAAAATGGAAAAAACCAGAGTTTGTATCTACTGGATTTAATGTTTTTGAAATTAATACTACTAATCTTTCCTTACTATATGATTTAATCAAAAAATACTTGAAGGACATATTTAATATATATATTATTCCTGAATATACTAATATAATAGAACTATTACGAACAAAAAATATTTTTATTTATTGTTGTACTGTAGATAATACTGTTATTGGATTTTACTGTTTTAGAGATACATGTACAAAATATAAAGATTTTAATATAATTGAATGCTTCGCATCTGTATGTATTAATCCTGCAAAATATACTACTTTATTTGTTAACGGGTTTCATACCGCTATTTTTAATCTTTTTAAAACACAAAATTTTAAATATCTTTCTATTGAAAATGTATCACATAATTATTTAATTATTAAGAAAATTATTGAAACTAAAAAACCTGTCAGTATTTCCCCTTCTGCATTTTATTTTTATAATTTCGCTTACACACCCATTCCACCGCACAATTTTTTTGCTATTTATTAAAAATTTATATCTACAATTACAGGATAATGGTCGGAATTTAAACGGTCACAATTTTCATCATATCCGTGATAAATTTCAACATTCTTTACTTTTTCCAATAATTTATTGGACATTAAAATATGATCTATCATAACAAATTCATCCATAGATGATACACAATTATCATTTTTATCCCACCAATTGGTATATCTTTGCTCTTTCGGAACATTATATGCTATATTTGTTAAATTATAAACATCATTATCATATCCTTTAATAATCTCCAATACTCTCGATAAAGGTTTACTATCATTTAAATCTTCGATACTTTCATCATAATCATTAAAATCTCCTAATAAAAATATCTCATATCCTTCATTTACTTTTTTTATTATTTCTTGTTCCATTATTTTTGCTTGTGCTTCACGTTTTGCACATCTATCTGGTTGTGTTGGATAAGCTAATAAATGAACAGCAAAATAAGCTACTTTTATATCATTCCATCGAAATGTGGTAATATAATGTTTACTCACACCAGTATGTCCAGTTTCAGTATAACCACATCCGGAATTTTCAATAGGATATTCATATGTATTTTCAGTTCTATATAAGTCAATTAATGGATCAATTTTTGTTAACATACCAACATTTTGACCTGTGCTTGTATCAGTACCTTGAATTAAATAAGGGTTATAAAGTTCTGTTGTAAGACCTATTACGGAATTTAATTCATCACACCCTTCAATTTCACAAAAATTTATAATATCGGGTTGATAATTATTAATAACATCTGTAACATATTTAAGATGAGTTGATGCTTGAGTTTCATTTTTCCACGTGCAACCATCACCTGGACAATCGGCGCTTTTATAGTAATCTAAAAATAACCATTCAACATTATATTGCATTATTCTTAAACTTTTGTCATCATTTCGTCTATCTTTGTTTGGAGTTATTACATTTGGGCACTCGAATTCACTAGTAATAATTTGGAAATTAAACAAAAAGATAAGAATAGCTAAAAACATCATATTTAATATTTATTAATATATTATTATTAATAAATATAAATGATTTAATTGTAAAATTGATATATATATTAAATGGGACGTTTTTATTATGGTGATATTGAAGGCAAATTTTGGTTTGGTGTTCAATCTAGCGATGATATTAGTGAATTGATATCTTATGGTAACCCCCACCAATCAAATATATGGAAATCATGTGGGTGTAATGTAGATGAAGATATTCCAACAGATAAATATTGTATGGATTGTTATGATTCAAAAAATGAGCATATTGACATAGTTACAGAAGAAGGAGATTATGAAGATGAATTATTATATACAGAAGATAATAACATTAGTTATTGTTTAGATAAAGATACTCATTATCAAGAACTACTCAATAGTATGAATAATTTGAAACTAAGCATCCACAAAGATATTATTGCAGAATTTGATCAAATTGAACAAAACGATAAAATATTAGATGCATTTACAGGTGTATTTGAAAAAGTTTTCTCTATAAAAAATATTAAATATGAAAATGATAGAGAACATCATAAAGCAACCATATTAATTGCCAGATATACTTTAGGATTTCAAATTGAATATTGCCTTAGAACAACAGACAGTTGTAATATTACATGTGAATTATAATATTTAGTTAATATATATGAGTTACCGATCATCTAAATATATAAATAACCAAATATCTGAAGATTTAAAAAAAGGAAAATCTCTTTTTAAAGATGCAAGTGATGAAGAATTACATAAAATTACCGAAAAATCTCAAGAACCACCCGAAAAATTAAAAGCACAACTTGAGTCAAGTAATAGAAAATGGAATTCTGCATTAATAAAGTGGGAAGAAAGAGATAACCAAATAGAAGCAGCAGTAAAAGATTTATCACCTCTAAGTTCTAGAGCTGAAAAAGTAAAATTGACAGCTGAATATAGAGCTGAAGATGCTGAAGAAAAAATAAAAGCGCAAGAAAAGAAAAAAGAATTAAAAGAACTAGGAGAAAAATTTCCAAAAATTGGTGGTAAGAAAAAGACTAGAAAGAGAGGAGGAGTTAAACGAATACGTGGAAAAAAAGAAGAACAAATAATACACTTGATGGGATATAGGTGGGATCATAACGCCAAAGATTATGAATTAGGTCAAATAATAGAATTTTTACCTCCTGCGCAAAAGGATATAGAAAGGGTAAGAGTAGTATTAAGTGATTGGGATGAACATCTGGATGAACATGGAAACCCAGGTAAATATTTTGATACAATTACTGATCATGATACAATTACTAATCAATATATAGAATCGGAAAGCGAAGAAGAAGATGGATATAAAACACCTACTAAGTCTGAAGAAGTAAAAAGTATGGAAGGTCCATCTACAAAGAAACCACATAAGAAAGGTGGTTTAAGAAAGACTAGAAAGTCTAAAAAATCTAAAAAGTCTAGAAGAAAACGAAGAAATACACGAAAAAAACGGTCTTAATTTATTAATTTATAAATAATAAATCAATTTTTATTTATAAATTATACTTTGTTGTCACTTACCATTTGTCATGTAAATTATTTTTGATATTTACCAATTTTAACAAATGAATCTAATACATATATTACAAATACACCTAATCCTAAATATAATAACATTTCTTCTACTACATGTTCTGTTTTTTGCTCTTGACTTTCTTCCAATAAATGTATCATATAGTTTATTTTTTCTACTAAATTTTCATTTAAAGGCATATTTGCAGTTGATAAATTTCCACTTTCCATACTTTCAATTGTTCCTGGTAAGAATTTTGAATAATATTGTTGAGCATAAGAACTGTCTAAAGAATCATATTCCTCTACCTCATCTTCTTCATTATTATCACTAGTTTCATATTGGTCCCGCATCGTTCTGTTTACTCCTTGTGATTCTGGCCTTGCTATTGGATTAAAATCGGATAAATCATTTCCCTCTTCACTATCTATATTTGCATGTATTTTACCTATTTGAGATAACATCGATTCATCTATTTTCTTTTTATTTTCTATATTTCTTTCCTTCTTCTTAAGTGTTTTATGATGTTTAATTCTTTTTTTTTCTACAATATTTTCTTCTTTAATTTCATTATTATCAAATGGAGCTGCATACATTGCTAAAGACATTCTAATATATTTCCTTTAGAAAAAGTATTAAAATAATTATCTTTATTCATGTTAAAATCTTTATTAAATGTATATAGGATGAAAAATAAACTTTTGGCGATTTTAGCTTTGATTGTATTTTCAATTGCACTTTTAACACCCGAGGTGTTTATTTCTCTAAATAATTTTGTTTTAGGAAAACTATTCTTTGTGGCTCTAATTGTTATATTTACAGATTATAATATTGTTACTGGCTGTGCTATTGCAGTTTTATTAATATATATCAATAATTTAACTCATGAAGGTATGCAAAACATTAAAGAAGATAATGTATTAGAAAAAATATCTAATTTGTCTAAAAAGGCAGGTAGTGTTGTAAATTATGATGTAGCTGGTTCTAACGCACCTACTAGTCTTGACAAAGCATCTTTATCTAAACAAATGAGACCTACTAATTCTAAAACATTACCTACTTTTACGATTAAAAACAATATTGAACCAGAGGCTCAAAACCCTAACGTTGAAACATTTCAAATTATTGGTGATGTTTAAGTTTTGGGATTAAATACTACTGTTTCTGCATCAGACTCTACAAAGGAGGTTTTAGTTTGTACTATTGGATTTTCATATTCTTTACTATTATCTTTTATTGGATATATGTCATAAATATCAGGCTTCTTCGTTCTTTTTAATTTACGCATTTTTTTTCTATATTCAAAGTAATATAGCATTAAATATGACGACCCAAACATAATATTATATATTTATAATATTTTGTATTTATAATATTTTGTATTTTTTATTATAAGAGAATTTGTTAAAATCAAATTTAGATTTTATAAGTAATTTTTCTCTTTGAAATATATATGAAGAAAGGATATTTTGATTATATACATGAACGAGTATTAAGCTTAAATGATAGCAAATTTTTTGCTGGTGTTATTATGATTTTACTTAATATTGGTTCTAAATTTATTACCATGCGTTTTAGTAAATCACAAGAAGCATATTTAAAACTTGTACTCAGCAGACAATTATTGATTTTCTCTATCGCATGGATGGGTACTAGAGATATATATATGGCTCTTACAATTACTGCTGTTTTCATTATTTTAGCAGATTTTGTTCTTAATGAAGAATCTAAATTTTGTGTTTTACCAGATAAATTTAAGGACTTTTATAAAGTACTCGACACAAACGAAGATGGTATATTAACTGAAGATGAAATTAATAATTCTATTCAAATATTAGAAAAGGCTAAGAAAATGAATAAAAAACAACAAACTATTACTGCATACGAAAAATTTCATAATTTAAAGGAAAATCACTAATTCTTAATATTATAATTTAATTTTATAATATTAATATTTATTATGAAGAGTAAAACTAAATCAAAAAAATTTTCGAAAAAAAGAAAGCATACTACTAGAAAACGTAAGCAACGGGGGGGTAAAGAAATATCTAGGCAGATTAAAGAAGCTGCAAAATTAAACCCTAACTTACTCACTATGGTCATTAGAACTAATATTAAAGGAAAGGCTAATATTGGACCTTTTAAAATTAAACAGGTTATTAAAGATTATTCAGGCGATAATAATATTTTCTTTTTAAGAGAATTAGATTTTGATGACCAACAATGGGATAATGATATTGACTCATTAAGAAAATCATTCACAACACCTGAAAAATTAATTAATACTGTTGAACCATTCTATGTACCCAAAAATATGGATCAAGAATTCACTAAGTCTCAACAAGAAGACCTTGTTCAAAATAATATTGCCTTTATGATTAGAACATTTTTACCCAAAAATACTGTTTTCTATTTAGATGGACAACCGCATACTATTTTCGGTTCTCAATGGAACGGCAACTGGACTATTAAAAAAAAATCACAATTTGAAATGGCTCGTATTGAAGATAAATATGATAAATACGAGATTGATGTATTTTTACATTTAGTTCCAGGTAATACAATTCCTTTTTATGATAGTATGAAAGCATATTGTAGTTTCAGAAAAAAAAGAATACAGGATAATATTGCAGAAGGTACTAAAAGAAAAACACCTGAAATTAAAATTCAAAAAGATGCTATTAAAGATAGTTACGATATGGTTAAGGGAACACAGGATAGATTAATGGACCAACTTGTTAATGTTGAACTTCAAAAAAGAATTAAAAGTCGAAAATAATTTTTTATACATATGTGGCATCTTTTGTTTCTTCGGCGTAATCTATATCATCATCATTTTCTATTTCTTCTATATCTGTCACTATTTCATTTATTTCGCTCTGATGTATCACGGGTGATATTTCACGTCCTTCATGGGCACTTAGACATGGACAGCTCAAAATCAACAATAGTCCAAGGCACAAACTTTTACACAATTGTTCTCCTGTTACAAAACATGCAACACAGGGCATACAACATATTATTTCAGCGTGACAATTGTCACTATCTATATCTTCAGGGGGTCTTGACATATTATATTTATAATATTTTAATTATTATAAATATAAATCATTTTTTCTTGATATATATTATTAATGGATGATTCTATGCAAGAACAACAACAACAAAAATTAATTGAAATACATAACATGTTTAGTAAAATAAATAAAAAAATAAAAGATATAAATATATCTACTAGTACTATTTTAGATAGTGGAGTTCCTGTTCCAAACAGAGAGATACCAATTTTATTGTCAATAAACGCGAAAATACAAACTAGTTATAAATTAGTTTATACAACTCTAAATCTAATTACTAATACACTAAAAGAAAATAGTTTGATTGATCTTGAAGAAATTAGAGAAAAATATCAGGAAATAATAATTAATATTAATTCAATTTGGGAAAGTCCGATTTTTACACAAAGAATAGATGATACAATAGACTATGGACAAAATGAAGGATTGCATGAACAAGGTGTAGTTCATGATAGAGTTAACGAAGATAAACATATGAAACAAAATATGCAAAAAAAAGTTAATGAGATAATTAAAAAAATGCAAAATGAACTAGCAATATATACAGATAATGAACAACGTCTTTATAAAGATACATATGCGTTGTTTGGAGAAATATTAGGATACCTTGAATTTATGGAAAGAACAATAGTTGAACATATAAAACAATTACAAGAACAATTAAGTAACCCTGCAAATAGTGGTGGAAAAAAGAAAAGAAAAACAAAAAAATCTAAAAAGAAAGCAAACACAAAAAAATCAAAAACAAAAAAATCAAAAACAAAAAAATCAAAAATGAAGAAAATCAAACGCAAAACTATGAAAAAGAAGAAAAGTAAAAAACAATTTCCTAAAATACCCCCAATAAGATAAACGTTAATATAATTAATAATAATTATTTTTATTATTATTAATATAAATCTTTTTTTTACAATAGTGTCATAAAAGTTATATTAATAAAATGTTTCGCGTCATGTACGAAACCATTTTTTGGAGAATTACCTGGTTGTGTTCTCATTCGTTTTACAACGTCTATATCATAATCATCTATGATCTTACCTATAATACCATCTGCTTCTGTTTTTGACCCCTGTGAACCTGGTCCATGGTTACGCGTATTGTCTCGTGTCGAAATATAAATATGTTCCGATGT